TTAGACTTCCGACTTCCGACTTGCAGTTTGCAAATAAACCTCCCGTTGCTGTTCAATTATTTGCGGCAGGTTGGCTTCGTTCAGCAGGGCATCGCGCAGCCAGTTGGTTATTACCAGGCGTTTGGCTACCCGCTTTTGTTCTTCGTGCTGTTCTTTGGTCAGGATGTCGTTGGCCAGGTTTTGTTTCAGCATCTCAAGGGCGGCGTTCAGTTCGCGGCGTTTCATCAAGTTGGTTGACAGGGCAATCTCCATCTCTTTGTCCTTTACCAGTTGGGGCAGGGCATCCTCCATGGCGCCATGTTTGTAGTCGGTGCCGATGAGGCCAAGGGTGTTTAAAAAGGCATAAACGGTGGTAGCGGTGATGCCGATGGGCTTGCCGCCCTTTACTTTTTCATAAGCGTCAATAACCAGCTGCTTAGCCGTGTCGAACTTCTCATTGGGAGTGGGCCCGGGTTTTTCTTCTATCAGCAGACGGTTTTTATCCTGCACCAGCTTTACGCGGTCATCGCTTTCCAGGTAGCCTTGTATAAATTGCTCAAATGATACCACGCACAGCCCAAAGTATTCGCCATATTTCCCGCGGATGCCATTGGCAAAGGCCACCGGAACCTCTGCTATCCGCATAGAAGGGAAGCGCTCCATAATGGAATCAGTTACTTCGTTTACGAGATAGCTGGGATCCTCCGGAACTTTAAAATTCAGATCGGCATAACATTTGGCTATGGATGCGTTTACAACTTTAAACAGGTCTTCTTTAACCGCATTCAGCACATTAGGCTGAAATAAGGGGTTGTTATTTTCAATTTTGGCTAATTGGCTCATTTATCCTCTGAATTTTGTGGCTGTGAAAACTTCGATTACTTTTTTATCTCCGCGCCTCGGCTGCTTTTCTTTTTGAGCGCAACTTTTTTCTTTTTCCGTGCTTAAGATCCTTAAGTGGATAGGCAGCCAATTCCTGAAATTTTTGAGCAGATCTTCTTTGGTTTTGCTGTTTAGCTCGCCCAGATCATGCTTCTCTTCGTAGAAAATTTTAATTTTTTCCTGCAGGTCGATATTATACTGTTCGGTAAGTGTGCGACAAATGGATGTCGTCCAAAAAAAATCAGACAGTGCGGTGCAGGTTATTACTTCTCTTTTTTCTGTTTCTGTTTTTGTATTATTTAAGTGATAGGAAGTATTAAAGGGTGTATGAAAAGATGTAGTTAAAGAAGTATGTAAATATTTATCGTTGTTGAGCTGATACTTTACATTGCTGTCGCCTTTTCCTTTGCTAAAGAAGTTTATCATTCCTCTTTGTTTCAGCTCATTACGCGCTTTTATAAGGGTAGGGTTGGTGATGCCCAGGTCGCCGCATACGCGGGTGTTCTGACGCTTAAAGGGATTCCTCCAGTTTTGCTTGTTGGAGACGTCCAGCAGGTGGAAGTACAACAATCCAGCAACCGTTCCGAAGGGATGCTCTTCGTGCTTGCGCCAAAAGTTATTTATTAGTTCTATGTAGTTCACGTAGTTGTAAGTTTTGAGTTTTGAGTGATGAGTGAGTGCTTAGGCGTAGTGATAAGTTTTGATGAGTGAATACTGAGTGTTGTATGGTTAAAGCAGTCAAACTCAAAACCCAAGACTCAGAACTCAACACTCACCACTCCAGACTCAATCAGACTTTAAACTTATGGGTATAGTACCACTCCAGGATATACACGCCGTCGCTCCAGGTGAGCTTGCCGTCGGCGGCTACTTGTGCTACCAGGATAGATAAATTGTGAAGGAACGCGCTTTTTACATCGCCATCCAGGCTTTGTAAAACCCGTACAGCGCATTTGGTTATTTCGGCGGGATCGGTCAGTTGTCCGCAGCTATCAGCCAGTTTTAACTCGGTCAGAATGGTTGGCAGCTTAGCTCGCAGCAAGTTTTTCACTTCGTCGTCAATATCACCGGGAATGATGGCAGTCAGAATATCTGCCGCAGGCGAATCAATAAAAGTTTTTACGTTTTCGGTTACTTCAACGCCAATATGAATGGCGGTTTTCATGTCGGCAGGGATGCCGTCGAATAATGCTTTGATCTGGTTCCAGATCTTGCTTAGAAAGGATTGTAGGGACATGGGTTTTTAATTAGTGAGTTAGTGAATTAGTGAATTAGTGAGTGGTGAGTAGGTGAATTCTTGAATTAGTGAATGGTGAGTAGGTGAGTTAGTGAATGGTTAAGTGGTTGTCGACTATAATGACTAATGACCAATCAATCTACTTTTTCCTCATATCATCCACCTCATGCTGCAATACGGAAACTTGTGTCTCCAGTACTTTTAGCCTGATATCGTATACCCGGTTTTGGGTTTCCTGGCTGAGTTTGATGTCGTGGATGTCGCTTTTTAGTTGCAGGTAGGAGGTCATAACCGTGGCTACTATGCTGGCTGTGCTGAAGATGGTTACCAGCAGATTTTTGATGGTGATGCCTTTTAGTTCGCGGTGTTCGATAGTGGTCATACTGTTTGTGGAATTGATAGGAATAAATGCCGTTCGGTCGCACGGCGTTTTGTTAGCGTATCACATGCTACTTTTTGGCCCGAATGCGGATCGGTTATCTTATCCCATACCAGGAACTGTTCGGCGGCGCCATGGTAATCTTTTGCGTTGAGTTTTCTTAATAATGTCGATTCTTTGAGTGCATAAGTGCCTTCGTTATATGTGAATGACACGAGGGCATCAAATTGATCCTGTGTTAAGGGGACGTTTACATAGCTGTTGACGGCGTTTTCGTACTGCCCGAGCGTATTGACAAAAATTGCCGAGGCCTGTACCTCGCTGGCCAGTTTATCGCCTGGTTTTACGGCTCTGCCGTCGTGGTAATGGGTTGAACCATAGCCGATGGTCCACACGCCGGCTACGTCGCGGTAGGCATTAAGGCGCAGACCCTCAAAGCTTTTGATGAGCTGTTCGCCCTTTGAGCTTAGTTTCATGGGTATTGGGTAATTAAGTTGATTGAGTTGGATTAGGTTGATTGGTTAAGTGGTTGTATTGTTGTAATAGTTGTATTGGTTGATTGGGCTGGATTGAGTAGACCTGCCGGCAGGCAGGCTAAGTTGACTGAGTTGAGAGTTGATTAAGTTGATCTGTTAGCTATGCTCTGAAATGAGATCAGGGCATAACCGCTTTCATCGCCGGGATGAAAGATTTGGAGAGCAAAATGCAGAAGGACAGTTGCCTCTACTGGCGTTTTAACGGTATGTTCAAAGATAAAACTTACCTATTTAATAAGTGGTGACACTGTTTTGTCACCACGGTACAATGATAAGTTCCGTGTTGAAATTTTGGTGGATTTGAAAAAGGACAGCCGACTTACTCTCGCTTATGGCCACGGCCACGGCCATGCTTACTGCCATGGTCGCCACGATCGCCGTGATCTTCATCATCATGGTACAGCTTCTCAGGCAGGATCTTCTCATCTATATCTGCTTTCGGGATGTTGGTTTCCCAGCCTTTGGGTTTTGATACGGTTTTGAGATCTACCCAGAGGTCCACCTCGTGGTTATCTTTGTTGTAGAACCGTATTTTATTATAGCTGATCTCGACGTCGTTACTTGGCTGGCCCGAATAGTTGCCGTACGACAGGCCATCGCATGTATATTCTGATGCGGAACTGTAAATGGTATTATGGTCCATTTTGATGTGGCTGCCGCCCTGTATCTGCATTCCGACAAAGCCGCCATTAATAACCACATTATTGCGGGCTACCTGGTAGCTGCCGCCAACATCGCCCAGAACGATACCGGCCGCACCGCCGGAGTCTTTAATTCGCTGACCGCCGCGGATCCAGTTGCCTATTACCTGTATCGAATCACCGGGCAAACCGTTTGATTGGTATACGCTCAGCTGGTCCTGCGGATGCTCTGCTTCGCCTGCAATATTTTCTACCCGGTTATAATTGATCTGGCTTGCGGGGGCGCTCACATTGTTAAACTGAACAGCACAGCCGGCAGGGAAGGGGCCGTTCATATTGCGGAAATAGTTGTGATTTACCTTTACCGTTACCGATTTTTTTACGTTTACACCCGTTTGTACATTGCTGATATAGCAATTTTCGATCGATACATTCTGGCAGTGCTCAATCAGGATCGCCTCTTTTTTTGAATCCTTCAGTCTGCAATTGGTAATGCGTACGTTGGAGCAGTCGCGCAGTAAAATGCAGTTTGACAGGCCACCGGTTATTTGATAACCGCTAATGGTGACATTGTTCTGGTGCGAAATAACAATAGGACTAGCCGGCTTATAGCTTCTCTGAGCGAATGCGCCGGTGCTAAGCAGCAGCAGGATAATGGTTAACAGCTTTTTCATTTGGTTGTGAACAATGGGGTAAATTAAATAAAAATTGTCAATTGGATGAACGTTGGATCGTTTCTGGCGGCAATGGTTTATCGCCTGGTTTAGAACAAGGATCGGCGATATTAGTTTGGAGTGATGAGGCACGCTTTCACTTAAACCGTAACGTCATAGGAGGAACGAAGCAATCCCAAACTATACAGGGCGAACAGGACAGTGTGGAACTTGCATAGCGGATCTGCAAATTGGGTCCGCTAGCTAGCGGATTCGTCGCTCACTCCTCGCAATGACGCCAGGGATGTTTAGAAAATCTTAAATTACAATTGGGAGGTTTTGACCATCAATTGATTGACAAACTTATATGCTAGTTTTTGACTACGATTTTAAATCCATCTTTAATATTATCTCTCCGTAGCATAAGACTAGAATCAGGATAATGAAATGTACATGGTATTGGACAACCAGAAAGCGTGAAAATATCATTGCCAGGTGTGTCTTTAACTATATTGACTTTTAGTCCCGACTTGGTTACGAATACTGACGTACTTTCTTGCTTTATATCACCCAAAGGCGCTAACTGCGTATTCCAGTTTTTTGCCATAATGGCGACGGAGCAAATAAATACAAATGCCGGGACAAGCCTCTGCCATCTGGCTTGCATGTTGATTATAAAATAAGCTGCTGGTGCTAAGCCTAACGTCCACAGTATAAAGACAGAAAAACGAATGTCTGGTGCGGTAACTAACCAAAAAACAAGTGCTACGCTTATCGGAATCAAAACCAGATTAAGCTTCTGCATGCTTATTCTTTTCAGCCTCATATAAATGGCAATGGAGATGAGTGATATAGATGGCATGATAATCTGAACAGTATTAACCATTCTTTTGCACCATGCCGGTACCCAAGCGTAGTTGTGTGCAGCGGCATTAGCAGCAGGGCCATGTAAATGAGTTCGTGCAAAGCCTATAACGTATTCATTAAAGTCTATAACATTTTGCTTAGGCACCTTCCAATCAACCGGAACACTGAGTTGGGGAAATGGAAACAGCAAATATCCACTTGCGACAATACCTCTAATGATTAATGGCACAAATAACACAATATAGAACGGTACTGTGCTTACAATTAACTTCAACGACCAAAGTTTATTTTTGATTAACAGATAACAAACGATCGTCATTACTCCAAGAGCTACCCCAATGAAGCTGAACTTCATAACGACACCGAACAGGCAGTAGAATGAAAGGAGAAAAATATCCTGAAAAGTGATTTCTTTAGCTTCAATACAGGCGATCAAATCTGATATGATCTTAAAGGTAAAAACGTTAACAAAAATATCAGGTGTAGGACTGCTTAAGTTCGTCACTCCTGCGTTTATGCATAATGGCAAGAACAAAAGTTGATAGGCAGAATGAAACGAAAACTTATCTTTTCCTAACAAGACCTTTGCATTTAGCAAGACGGTTTCAATACAAATGGCCACTACCAACAACCCATTAGCTGCACAAGCTCCTTTATTATAGCTCCAAAGGCCATTTAAAAAGGCTGGGTATAAGAAATAAGATTGGTTGTTGCCCAGATATATAAATAGATTCCCGATGCCTGGAACTACTGGATATTTATTTAACCATGCTATATAAGTGAAGTGATAGACATGTGTATCGTAGATAAAAGTATTGTCAAGGCTTGATAATAATAAGAAAATAAAAATGAGGATAGATAGCGTTAAGACGATAGGTTTAGGAAATGTAGCCAAATGAAAACCTGCCTTATAAAGCCTTGTGAAACCAAATGCAGCAAAAGGGAATAAGCACAGCCAGGCATAGACGTTCACCGGGTAAAATAAATTCCATAGCTGCAAAAAAACAATCAGTAATGCTAAGCCATACCAAAACGCCGTAAACCAGTTGCCTGATAAAACTCCCTTGTGACTCCTGAAGGGAAGAAAAGAAAAACCTAAAGATGAGACCAGAACAAATGTTAAAAGCCAGAAAAACGGCAAAATAAGCGCGTCAGTTAAGGTTTGGTGCATGAATACTAATATAGCGACTATAATTGAATCAACAACACAATTCTGTTTATGGATTTATTAATGAGAAGTTGTTAGGGGTAAGGGTTAAGGGTGCGAGCTGATTATTAAATTCATAACCTTAATTGTTTATTGTCCGTATATTCAGCCTTATGATCCGCATGAGTAATGAGCCTTTCTCATTTCATTAAGGGTTAGTTAATGCAAATCCATTACTATCTAAAGTCGCTGGCGGCGTAAGGGTATAAGTTCCTTTTACAGACACATTACCAAGCAGCCTCTTTGCTCCAGAACCATTCAATGTTAAATTCTTATAGCCAGGTGTTGGGTCAGATGGCACCTGTATATCCTGATTGCCAGCAAGTCCGTATATAAATGTATTTGCTGCCTGGTTGCAATACAACTTACCTGTCGCCATTGGCGCAGTGGCGCTTTGGTAGTTTAAATAGCCGTTATTATTCCAAACAGAATTAGTGTTATCTCCATTTATAACACCTGTTGTCGAAAAGCCCGTACCTGAACTAATATTTGTAACGGTGATTGCACCGCTAATTAATATTGGAGCGACAAAAGACCCTGTATTATTATCTTTCAAACTAATATTCTGATTGTTGGTGGTGAATTTTAACGTTCCTGTACCTGTATTAAAAAAGTAACAATCTAATGCGAAACCGCCCCTAAACTCAACATTTGGATTGCCCCCGCTCCAATCTATTCCTTGGGTTCCTCCCAATCCAAATTGCCCAATAAACAATAAATTACCAGCCCCTGTCTTTTTAAATGCCGAGCCGTCGGCACCATTACTAATATTGGTAGTGCCATTGACTATCAAATCATATATCCCGCAGTCAAAATTAGAATTGACAGTTAGATTGCCTGTTATAGTTGTGGTACCTCCTGAAGATTTTGTTCCAGGTAAGCCTGTCATTAGGTTGATGTAGCTCGTATATGGCAATGTATAATTGCCTGTCATATTATAAGCCATAGCTGAAGTAGAGCCATGCATATAATTAAATATGCCCGTGGCCATAGGAACTGTTGTATTGTTAAGCGTTATTTTACCATCATTATTTAATGTAGATGAGGCATTGTCACCATTGATAGTACTGAAACTATTTAAATTGGAACCACCGATATTCGTAAGGGTAATTGCACCGCTAATTAATATTGGAGCATTCCAGGTTCCAGATATATTATTATTGCCAAAAAAAGTTTGGTTATTAGTCGTAAACTTAAACGTTCCTGTTCCAGTATTGAATTTATATGAATCGTAAGCAATGCCACCTCTAAACTCAACATTTGGATTGCCCCCGCTCCAATCTATAGTACTCGTCACGCTAGTAAATTGGCCGATAAATAACAGATTACCTGAACCTGATTTACCGAATTTACCTTGATTGGTATTACTAACTGTAGTCGTACCATTAACCGTTAAGTCATAGCCTAAACATTCGAGATTGAAGACCGAAAGATTTCCAGAAATAGTAGTATTAGCTGTCAGATATTTATTGCCAAATCCTTGTGTCGTTAAATTTCTATAGCTTAAATTCAATACCCTTTGATCATAATACCCACCATATATAATAGTGGATGATGTGCCGCTTGAGAAACTATTGATAAAATTGTTATAGCCATTAAGCACAAGTGAAATATTGGAATTATTAGCAGCAAAATTCACTATCCCAGTTGCTTGGAGGTCACCGTTAACCGTAATATTTATATTCGTTATACTGCTATCGAGCAATGAACCAGCAATGTAAAGATTATTTACAGTGATCCACATATCGACTATCACATTATGATTTATACCAACATCATCCCCGCTTGCGGCATAGTAACGTTCCTCCTATCCAACGCATTGCTCATCCATGTATTCGGGTCGCTCCAATTGCCATCTTTTACGCTGTACCAAACGTTTTTTCGGCGGCGCAGCATGGTGTGGTTTGGTGATGTGGATACGGCTAATTGCATGTTAGAATCCTCTTGTTTTTAATCGTACGTATAGGTCGGCGGTTAGAGCGGTTTTGTTGACCACGTAGAGGGGCACGCCGCTTTCGATGGTGATCACGCGGTTGCCTGCCAGGTCAAGGTCGAACACTGCGGGGGCCAAAGCTGCCAGTGAGGCCAGGGCCGTGGTGCCGTTATTGCCCGAGTTTGCCGGTATGCTCACTTGCACCAGGTTATTTTCGGCGGTGGCGGTGCTGCCTATGAAGAAGTCGAGGTTGCGGGCATTGGCAGTATCGGTTCCTGAATAGAATATCAGTGATGACCGATGCGTTTGTATCGCCAGTAAAAAGTAATGTGGCGGTGTTTATCGCCAAGCCCGATGGCAGCTTTACGGCAATGTATGTGGATGTTTTGGTGGCGAAAACGCTTTGGTTGGAATTGTTGGTCATGGGGTGGTTAATTGGTTGTAATGGTTGTTAGATTGGTTGTAATGGTTGTATTGGGTAGTAGTTTAAGTAGTTGCAATGGTTGTATTGGTTAAATCGGTTGTAAATGTTGAAATTCACCCTTCTTCAACCAATACAACTGCTACAACCAATACAACCTATCTGAATCAACTAAACAATCGACTGTGCAAAATTTGCATTGAATTTATTAGCGGCTGCATTGATCAGACCGGTTATTTTGGCGCTGCTGTATACCGATGTTGTGGAAACGGTGGTGTCATCAATGGATGTGCCTGTTGCAGGGGGATCGATCCAGTGATCGTTATAGTTGGTGCCGTCAATTTTGGCTAACACTTGTCCGACTGTTCCTCCGGTGGGTACGCCTGGCCCTGCAGCTCCGGCGGGGCCAGTGTTACCTGTATCGCCTTTTGCTCCCTGCGGACCTGTCGGGCAGGTAGCTCCGGTCGGTCCGGTTGCACCATCGGCTCCTGCAATACTTATCCCGGCAGGCCATATGCCGCCGGCTTTCGGTCCAAAGAACATCAGTGTACTGGTGTTGACGTAAAAATCACCATCGGTGCCTGTTGAAAGGTTGGAAGGGTCGGTTGTCCCATTCAATATGGTTTTGCCGTCGGTGCCGTTCGTGCCGTTGGTTCCGGGTGTGCCTTGTGGTCCGGCGGGCCCGGTTTGCATGGAAAATATTTGGCTCCATATTCCGGTTGATTTCTTATAAAAAATGCCGTTGCCGGTATTGATATAGGTGTCGTTATTGTTTCCTGTTGCACTGCCGGGAAGGCCCAGGCCGTATAATATCGTGCCATCGGTTGAACCGGATGATGACGGCAGGGTATATACGACAGTCCACACGCCGGCTATTTTTTGCGCAAAATTGCCTGCTGAGGTATTGATAAATACGTCGCCGTTTTTGCCAACGGTGTTTTGCGGCAATGTTCCGCCGAAGGAGATATTAGCGCCCAGGTTTAGGTTCGTGCCGATAAATCCCAGCAGGGTAGAGAAGGCGAACTGGTAGTCGGTGCCGTTATCTACCAGGATCGAGATATCCGCCGGATTGATGGAGGTGGTTATGGGAAGGTCGGTTATTTTTTTGTCGGACATAATGGTGTTGTTGTTTCAATTGATGTGCAGGCCGCTCAATTGCCGCTGGGCTTTGTTACTTTTTTCTTGATAAAAAAGTAACCAAAAAATCAAGTCAATAGACGCTTGCTTCTTGCCGCACATGGCCTTTGCCCGGCAATCGACCAAAACCACGGGCTGCAATACTTTGCCCTCCGCTAGCCAGCGGACCCGCAGGCTCTCGCTTCTGCAAAGTTTGCTAATGCCCTTTCCCGCGCACAGGCCACCATTGTTTTGGTCGATTTCGGCCGAAGCTGGTCCATTGACGGGGTAGAGGAACAATTTCATGTGAAGAGATCCAAAACATTAATAGGTAAAGCCCTGCGCACCGCATTTCGACTGAGCTCAATGTGACACCCTTTTTTTTGCTCCGATAAAAGTGCGTTGCCATGCTGAGCCTGTCGAAGCATTGGTGGGCAAAGGCTTTTCTGATGCATTGTGTTGGTCGATTTCGGCCGAAGCCGGTCTATTGACGGGGTAGAGGATTTTGTCTGAACCAGATTTTTTTTAATTATTGAATTACCTGAATTCTGTTTATTCAATAATTCTGATAATTCGGGTTCAGACAATTTGATCCACGCGCAAATAATCCCCCGCATAATCATCCCCTGGATAATTAAAGCTAGTTTTATCGACGCTGCGGATACGCGGGCCCGACTGGCGGCTGCTTTTGTTTTTGGGGTTGAATTGCCAGAGCGGGAAATCGGCTTTATGATCGCGCAGGAATTTCTCTACTTCGTTGGCGTGTGCATTGGCTACGCTTCTGTGCTGCTGTACCAGCCTGGCTACGTCCTGCGGCGACAATGGATCGGCATTGTCATGGTGTTTGATCACCGGTCCTGAAGCGGTATAATGCACTGCATCAGCCTCGACAAAGCGGGCAAAGGTGAAGTAGACCAGCGTAGGCACCAAACCTTCATAAAGAACGATGTGACCGTAGTGGTCGAGGTATTCCGTGCCGTTCAGCAGGTCTTTGTAGGGCTGTGGGGTATTATCCTGCAAACTGCCATCGGCATTAAAGTATTGTATAAAGTCATAGTACAAAGCGTGACCCAGAAACGGTTTTAGGTCCAACTCCTGTGCTTTTTTGACGAAGACTTTAAGCCGGTCGGATTTAATATTGACCGACAGGTCCTCATAGTTTTGAAATGTGATCTGATCGATCAGGTATGGGGTGTTCATTGTTTTGGTTGATTGAGTTGGATTAAGTTAGATTGAGTTGGATTAAGTTGACTAAGTTGGATTGAGTTGATGGGGTTGTAGTAGTCAGGTCAATGCATACTGCCGTGGCGTAGAGTTGACTCACCCGGTCATATTCCGCTAGCTAGCGGATCGACACCCTCTATACCGCAAGCGGTAAAGAGGGAATAGATTTTTTTACCCTCTTTGCGAAGCAGAGAGGGTCGAACAGCGCAGCGCATTCGGGGTGAGTCGACTATGCGATTGGTTGATCAGATTAGTTAATTCTAAAGTGGCCTAACTCAATCCAACTCAATCAACCACTTAACACAATCAACTACTCACTAATTAACCATCCCCTCCGCTTCCTCCTGCTTAAAGCCGTAGGCATAAACCAGGGTGGCAATTTTGTTTTGAGCGGGTATGGCCGACAGCAAGAGTTGGTTAATGCTTGCTCCGGCTTTGATGCCGGTAATATCATCGGAAATTACGGTGGGCACGGGCGTGATATTCCAGTTGCCGGATGGGTTGATATTGGTGTAAAAGTTGCCAAATATTTCGGCGAAGGTTTCCGATAGCTTCTGCCGGTCGGGTGCGGTGTTATCGTTGAACTCGCGGATGGCTTCTTTCTTTTCGCCGCCATTGCTCAGGCCGGATGATTTTTCAGCGTTGATCAGCTCTTTCGGTATCGAGAAGCCTTTGATGATACGTGCCTCAACCGATTTCTCTGTCGACTCGAACAGCATCAAGGATCACCTTGCGCGATTTGACGTCATTAATAACGGTCAGCAAGCCACGTTTCACCGAATCGGCTTCGAGTAAGGTGCTGGCCATAAACCCGGCGAGCGCTTCGCCGGCATAAGTATTGTTTGTAAATGTAAATTGGGGCATTTTTTTTAGAATGTTGTAAAGTTGTAAAGTTGGTTTTGGAGAATGTTGTAAAGTTGTAAAGTTGTAAAGTTGAAAAGTTGTAAGGTTCGGCGAGGTCAATTAGATTGTTGTGTGTTGATTTTGGTAACTTTTCAACCTTCCAACGTTTCAACTTTCCAACCTGCGCGGCTACCGCGCAACGGCCTTCTTCACCGCATTCTTACCCAAAGTAGTTTGCGGGGCGAAGAATGGTGCGGGTTCAGTTTTGGCTTTATTGCTGCGGCGGGAGTTTTCGGGGGCGAAGTCGGAGTGGATCTCGTTCTTTATTTCATCGCGGGTTTTGTTCAGGCGCTCATTTGCAGCGTCGAGGGCGGCTTTGGCTTCGGTTAATAGTGCGTTTTGTGCATGCAATTTTGCCTTGATGGATAGCACACGGTTTTGTACGTCGGTGCGTTTTCTGGGACTGATCAGAATATCGTCCGGGATGCCGCTGTCATCGTCATCATCCGCATCAGGATCATCCGACGAGGTTATGGATGCTATTTTCCCGCCTTTTACGGCCAACTTTTTACCGGACGACGTGGTGTAAGAGTCGGCTGCTGCCGGGGTAAGCATGTCTTCATCCTCGTATACTTCAGTGCCTTCGTCCAGTTCGCCGGTGTGGTGCAATGTGCCTTTGTCGGTAATAGTTTGTTTGTTGACTACCTTCCTGAAGAAGTTCATAATCTTATCTAAAACGGATGTGGTTTTTTCGATAAGGTCCTTGTTTTCGATGTTCATGTTTGTATTTGTGTTTAAGATTTTGTTGATGCATCGTTGATAGATAGCAGGCGCTGTGCTGGCATAGTCTTTTATGATTGCGCTATTGCTGATGGGCCGGGTGTAATCTTCAACCTGATCGATAAAGCCGAGGTCGAGCGCCTGGTCGGCGGTCATCCAGGTGACGGAGTTGATCAGACTGTTTATCGTCACACCGTCCAACCCGGTTTTGTCCATGTAGATCTGCGCCAGGCGCGATTGAACCACATTCAGCATCTGCACATCTTTCAATAACTCATCAGCATTGCCACCCGAGCCAATCATTGGCTTGTGGATCATGAGCAGGGCATACTTGCTCATCGCCACCACCTGGCCGCCCATCGCCACTATGGAAGCAGCAGAGGCGGCCAGTGCATCTATATAGGTTGTAACTTTTCCGGGGTATTTCTTCAGCAGATCGTAAATGGCAATAGCATCAAAAGCGCTGCCGCCAACCGAGCTGATGTGGACTTCTACATCCTGTCCGGCGGCATTTTGCAACTCGGACTGGATATAGCTTGATGATAACGTTCCTGAACCGATGTTGTCGGTTTCGGTGTCGTAGAGGTAGATTTTGGGCATTTAAGTTGTGAGTGTTGAGTTGTGAGTATTGAGTGTGTTTGAGTCAGAATATTATTCGAGTTCTGATTCTCTCCAGTAATAAATCAGGACCGCTGTTAGGTAGATGATGATTGCTATGCTGATTGGCATATTGTCTGAACTATGATTGTATTGATTTTTTGAATTACTATGATTTTGATGGATGAATAGTCAAATATTGGTCGTCATTAGCATTCACTAAATCACTAAATCACTAATTATACTTCCAAAGATCGGGATAATGGTTTATTGATGTGGTGACAGGGTTTTGTCAGTGTTATTTGTAGATTTGAGAAAACCTTGTTATAATGAATTTTCTATATATAATATGTGGAATAATAGTAGTCCTGTTTGGGGTGTGGCAAACCGTTTATACAGCAAAAAAAATTGCGCAAAGGGGAGTAGGTATATTAGGAGCAGATATTCAAATCCTTGGCGTCGGGAATACTTGTATAATATGCGGAATTATTGTAATCGTCCAACATATTTAAGTAGCCCTCACCAATCGTTAGTTAAGCAGCATGTTAATATTGATCGGGATGACACAATTTTGTTAATGAATTGGACTAGAATAATGTACAATTTATAGGATATCTATGTCTTACTCAGCTTGTTTAATTAACTGATATCGACCTTCATCTATGAAAAAATACCTGATTCTGCTGATTGCCATTATATCGTTCAGCTCTTTCACCCAAAAGAAAATACTCTGGGTAGCCATCGGCGATTCCATTACTTATTTAAACGACCACCCGGACGAAACAATGAACCGTGTAACCAGCGGTTATCTGAGTCGGGTTACGGCCACATTGCCGAACGTGCAATACATTAACCAGGGCCACAACGGTTGGAAATCAACCGACATAGCCGCCAATATTGACAAGCTGGGACTGGTTAAGGCCGACGTCTACACCATTTTCCTGGGAACCAACGATTGGTGGGGCGGCATTCCCGTTGGCACTATCAACGACTATAAAAATGTAACCGGAACGGGGACGGTCTTTGGCTCATTCCGGATCATTATAGACAAGGTGCGCCAGTTGAACAATCAGGCAAAGATCATATTGATAACGCCGATGCAACGCAGTGATTTTATTTATGTGCTTGATTACAACAACAACGCCTATGGATCTTATAAACAGAAAAATGGGCAGTCGCTTGCGGAAGTCGCTAATGCGGTAATTGCTATTGGCAAATATGAGCACCTCTCGGTGATCGATATTTATCATGACCCGCGATTTGATATTAAAAACATGGTCAATTTTAAGCGCCTGAAGGACCCGCAATCCGGTGAATACAAAGATTTTAAGTACCCGCAGTCGACCACAATTCCCTATGATCCAAAAACCGATGAATACCCTTATCCTCCGGCAGCCATAAACATGACCTACGACGGCCTGCACCCGTCGGATAAAGGGGATTCGGTTATAGCCCGTTTGGTTGTTGATGCGTTTGACCGGCTGGGTGTTGCTGGCCGAGAGGATAAGTAATGTTTCAGCTATCCTAAAAAATACTTAGACCCTGACTCAACTTAATCACCTCATTCAACCCACAAGTTCCACTTTCATCTCAAACTCTTCCCGGCTCAGTTTGCCTTTGCGCAACTGACTAAGGTGTTTTAAGCCGCTTAGCCTGTTAAGCTCGTTTTGGTATAGGTGGCGTTCTTCATCAGTTTTGGGGGCTTGCTGAAGCCTTAAACGGATAGAGGCACGTGATATCTCGTCCTCCAGCGTATCGGGCGGACAAGTACTGAATTGCTCATAAGTTTTTTGGGGGAGGGGTACAGCAGTCATCAGTTTAGTTTGTTTAACTATTATACGACTGAATGAAAAATTAAGTTTTAAGGTGGCGTTATCATTGTGTTATGAATTGGTCTGAATTCAGGATTCATGGCATTCGCCCGGGTTTTCGGCTGGACAATGCAAGGTGTTTTGTTCTTATCACGTTGAAAAGGGGATCGCTATAATAACTGGTGTCTGATGTGGAGTACAGGTGTAGTTTGACATTAAAAGAGCCTTCGGTGATATTTATTCTGGACGGTCCATTACCAATACCGCCAGAAAATGAGCCCTGTGCACGATCTCCATCAGAACTTCTGATGGTAATTATGCCACTGTCCAGAAAATAGGGTTCGCTATTTCCGACCTTGAATTTAATAAGTGCTTCATAGTAAGGACTGTCCAGGCGAAAAGTCCCCGGGTGAAATGTGCTGTCGATAAATAGATCAATGTAATCTTTCCCGGATGTGGCTTCTAACATGAATGTGTTATTATCATACCATGAAGCGTCTGGTTGGGCGATTTTACTTATGCCGTTTACTTTCCAATAGATATTGTTGTCGGGTTGCGGATCGTTCTTCTTGCAAGAGCTGATGATTGTGATCAAAATCAGCAGTGCGGATAATTTGGATAAAAGGTTCATGATATAAGGCTTTTAGGTATAGAGCGGCTGATGACCGCAATGTTTAATGCGTCATTATAATGTTACAATATTGACAGAGTTAAATACTCTTGTTTTAACTTCATGCAAATCCAGCGATCCACTAATTAACTAATCTCTAATTAACTAATCTCTAACCTTAATTTATCGGTTTAAACACCCTGTTCCACCTGATCTTATTGAAAAAGCTTTGTGTTGAATCGGAACTGAAGAACGTGATGATCGCCTTGCCTACAATATGGTCTTCTGGAACATAGCCCCAGAAGCGGCAGTCGAGCGAGTTGTGGCGGTTGTCGCCCATCATCCAGTAATAGTTCATTTTGAAGATGTAGCTGGTTGCTTTTTGTCCGTTCAGGAGGATGTCTTTGCCCTGGGTTTCCACTTTGTTATGCTCATATAATTCGATTGCGCGGCGGTATAAAGCCATGGTCGAATCATTCAGCGGAATAGTGTATCCGCGCTTGGGCAAGGTGAGCGGACCGAAGTTATCCTGGTTCCATTTGAAATGAGCATTGTGCGGGAAAACCAATGAATCCCACTGACCGGCAGGCAGCACCACAGGCGTTACGTTTTTGATATAAGGCTGGCTTTTTAAGGCCGAGAGGTTTTTATAAGGAACAGTTACGGCGCTGCCATCGGTTTCAGATGGTTTCACACCTAAATCAGTATAGAACTGTGGGTTGATGTTAGAACCATCGGTAACAATACGATAATCAGTCTGCGACTCAGGCGCATTCGGAGCGGCCTTGCCATTGATGTATACTTGCCCGTTTACGATGGTCAGCACATCACCAGGCGTTGCCTGGCAGCGTTTAATGAGGGCGGTGCGTTCATCTACAGGGCGGTTATATTGCGGATCGGCTTCTTCGGGTTTATTGAATACTACGATGTCGCCTTTTTTTACTTCGGATATTCCGGGCAGGCGCCAATAAGGTAGTTTGATCAGGTCGGTATAAGTTTTTATGCCATAAACGGTTGGCTCGGTAAAAGGTATAGAAAGCGGCGTATTGGCAATGCGCGGACCGTAGCTGATCTTGCTCACAAAAAGGTAATCGCCAACCAATTGCGTTCCTTCCATAGAGCCGGAAGGGATAGCATAGGCCGAAAACAATAATCCGCGGATAATAGTAGCGGCAACCAGTGCGAACAGCAAGGCATCCATCCACTCGCGCAGTTTGCTTTTTTTAGGTTTTTGCGTATCAGTCTTTTTCCGGAACGGCCATTTCCAATTCATGATAAATATGATTTATCATGTTAGATGGGGGTAGGGGCAAATTGTTACAATGAAAGAGAATAATTTTATTGTGACAACATCTACAAAGTTTTGGAAGATGATATTTCTCGCACAAATTATCCGCCGCGTCATTGCGAGAAGCCGGCAGGGTTAAGTGTAGGGGGGCGACGAAGCAATCCCAAACTATACAGGGCGAATGGGCAGGTGTAGAACTTGCATAGCCTCTCTGCCAATCGGGGATTGCTTCGTCGTACACTCCTCGCAATGACGTGGTGGTTCATTTAATTTTGTCATTTCATCTTCAGAGAGGCGAGGTTTTTACAGCTCAGCGTGACGCTCGTCTTTGCCAACAAAGTCGGAAGCGTTGATAATATTAATTCTCCTCAAAACTATTCAACGCCCGCCATATGGTGCGTTCATCCCTGTTGAATTTTCCTTCAGCCTCTAATACTGCCTGGTTTTTGGTAATACCGCGTGTCTGAATTTGCGCCTGTACCCAAAGGTATATTTCACGGTAAGTAAAAATTTTGGCAGTGATGAACCCGGCTTTGTACAGTTCAGAAAATATGCCGTCGTCGAATAGGGTGTTGGCGATTTTGATGTTCATTGGGGTTGGTTGTAGTGGTTGTAGCAGTTGTATTGGTTGTAGAAGTTATAGAGGTTATAAAAGTTGAGCAAGTCAGCCTTTTAGCATTCAGCTTTCACCTCCTTAAAGATTAACCCGGTTGATAGTTTGAGCGAGGATATTTTGCTCAGTATTGATGTCCTTCACATCGACATAAACAGGAGGGAAGTTATTGATCATTTGATAGGCTACCGTGTTGGCTAAATTTTTCTGATCATTTACCGGTTGATTGTAATAGCGGTTGGCATTGCCGCCATCGGTAAATATGCCGCCTACGGCGTAGCCCTTTGATAGGTTGGGGACAGAAAAGTCCCGGCCGCCATAGGCTACATTAATGGCGCTAACCAGGTTTCGTGCCCATGGATCGCGCATGGCTTCGGATACCACTACAGCTTCACCTGATTGGAGATAGGCATTGGTATCGTCGGTACGGTTGTAACCGGATAATAAAGCCCCCTTCCCGTCCGATTTGAAATAACCGCCTTTAGCGAGCGCTGGCGGTTGTTGTTTGCTGATAATGGCCAATTGTGCAGCCGTTTGGGCAACAATGGCGCCTATGGCTATCGTTCCTAAGGTTGCTTCAGCTTTGGTAATGGCAACGGCTCCGTTTATAATTGCCTGCGCCCTTGCTGCGGTTTGGTCGGCTTTAAATGCCTTTTTCTTTGCTGCATTCTCTAAATTATCGTAGCGCTGGTTAATCCTTGCTATTTTAGCTTTATCATCTCCGGCTGCTGCTATTGCTGCCTTTCTTGCTTTCTCGTCTTTCGCTATTTCATAATCACGCCTGGCATCATTACTTTTGGTCATAACAGAAAAAACAGTATCGGCAGTTTTTTGCGTACTATCGATGATGCTTGACCTGATCTTCTCCTGCGACGCCTTTGTATCAGTTTCAATTTTTTTATTGGCGACCTGGTTAGCTGCCACTGCCGAATTACCGCCATCCACTGCCGCCTTTTTATAATATCCGATTACATTGCCAAACGCTTTTTTGAAACCGGTACTAAAGAAACTGAATATTCCATTACTTGTTTTTTGGGCAGTACCAGATATTTCGTTGAGAGTGACCTTCACACCTTTTGCAATTTCCTGGTTCATGATCTTGGCGCCTTCTAATTGCTCTTGCGCGTTGCTGTTTACCTGCACATCGATCGTAATCGTTTTCTTAATATCGTCTGTCATTATAAATAAATTTCAATTATGTAATAAATGCCAATTGGCATAGTTTGTTATTGGTAAATGGTTTTTAAAGCATCAAAAAAATAGTGATTTATTTAGAGATCAGCTCGTCTTTTGTCGGATACCATTTTCGTAAGAGAGGTATCCGCATAAAAAAGCACCAATATTAATGATTGGCCTACGGGTTCGATTTGCACTCCCATAGCGTTCTTGTTTTTCGCTAGCCATATAGTTTTGACTATAATATCTTTTGACCATATCTTCCTGATCTTAGCATCGGTACTTCTGAATTCGGGATAGTTATCTGCCTCAAAAGGCTTACCATAAACTGCTGTAATATCATGAGCCAGGCTATCATATTCATCTAGTATGTCGTTGTCGCTATACTCAAATGAGAATATTGCTTGATATGCTTTATTTTTGACGAATTCTACAAGAAGACGAAAAACAGGTCTTTGACTTAAAGAAAAATCTGAAAACGTCAGCTCGTTTTTTGTACAGAGTGAATCTATTTGTCTGCCACCTTTTGCAAGCACAGCAGCTTTTACCGTAGCTGAATCGCTTCCAAACGGAATATCCATAAAGCCGTCTATTGATTTCTTTTGAGCGAAGGCCAGGCAAGGGAGTAAAAGTATAAGGAGAAATAGAATCTTTTTCATAAGTAATAAGGTTTGCTAAGTATGTTAGCAAATATAAAAACCGGCGGCGTATTTTCCAAATATTTTAATTGGCTATCCCAGCTTTGCCAGTTCAACTTTGCAAGGCTGCCCTTTGCGCCAACTGTCTATTTTGTTGATATAATAATAGGCGTTGTCTTGCTCCAGGTAGACCGGTATCATCAGATCCAACTCTAAAATATCGCGGGGAATTAGCAGAAAATAGCGGATCACCTTCCTGGTTTGGGTTAGCACTTTTTGCAGTTCGGGATAATACTTTGTTTTTAATCCGGGCATTGTTGAACCCGCTGTTCCTGGCATGTCACAGAAGCAAAGGTTGTAATCGCCTTCGGGTTTGTAGAAGTAAGGGGTCGAAATAATATCATTTACTACCATATTGGTAGTGCCATCTGTAAACGTAACGGTTTTACCGGATGGCAGGCGGGTTTTCTGATCGACCAGAATGCGCGGCCAAACGCCAATGCTAAAATCCATACTGCCTGAAGTATTGTCGATCATCTTTATCTGAGCAATTTGCCCGGTGACGTAAGGGCGATTGAGTGTAGGCGCAAACTGACTTTGGAAAAGATCGACTGTTGCAGGCAGCGTAGTATTGTTGATATCGATCTGGGCATCGGCGAAGCCTTTGGGCAGCACATTGTCATCTTCCTTGTATTTCATGTAATTCGCCTGCGCATAATTTCCTAATTGAAATGATACCTGTTTGCCCTGATCGATACATTTGCCTGTCCAATCTTTTGCGATGGGAATATTGTTCACGATGTCACGCAGGGAATTAAAACTTACTGTTCGTGTAGCGTTATCTGTTTGACAAATGATGCCAAAGCGTTGCAGGGTATCTTTCAGCAGATCTTTCTGGCTTATATCAGGGAATATACGTTCGCATTGGACAGTCTGATCAAACTGCACCGTTGTATTCTGACTCTCGATAACCAGCGTTGCACCGGGATAAATATGTGCATTGGAACCCGACAAACCTTGCCACGAATAGCCGATAAAGATTCCGCCATCTGCAGGCAGGGTAGTTTCACACGAAACCACGGTATTGTACAAATGCTGATAGCCGGTAATATGGCTTCCGCTTGTACCGGGGTCTCTAACCCACCCGTTTGGGTTAGTACTGTTCTTTTCGCCGCCATTAAATGCAAATTGCACGCTGACAATTGACGTGTCGGGCACGGATGGGTAATCGGGATCGCGATAATAAATAATTGCATTCAGGGCGCTTGGATCGGTATCTGGCGTTATGCGGCCGTAAAGGTAAACATGCGGAAAAGTGACGGTCACCTTAACGGAATTGGTTTTTTGCGACGTAAATAACTGACCCGAAAACTGTTTAGACGGATCGGACATAATACTGTTCCAGCTTAAAACTCCGTCGGGATTGAGCGCATTTGGATGGTTTAATTGTGTGGCGGTTTGATTGGCCGCACTCATACCCCTCACGTCCGGCTGATTTTGGTAATCGCTACCATGCTGCCAGGAGCTATTGCTGAACTGACAAATGAGCAATGGATAAAGCGGATCGTCAAGCAATGATCCTTTGCCTTTATATCCAGCCGATTGCAGCAGCAGGTCGATAGCAGATTTGATAAAGAAGCCAGGCCGCAGATGATGTACATCAATGGGTGGTGTAAAATCCTGACCATTCATAAAGCCGTAGTCGATAACCGGGTATATCCATCCATCGGTTTTGGTTTGTGAAGTGGCTGCGTTTTGCAGGTTCCAGGTATGATCGTAGGGCTTCCAAACCAAATTTCGCCCATAGTTGGTCCACTGGCTGGTACTGTCGCCCATATCATATAGTTTGCCGTCTATCGCATCGAAAAAGTCGACATTGCCCGATAATACAGTGATGTTAGCGTTATCCTGCTCGACATTATTGAGTTCGGCAATGCCATAAGGGATAATCTCAAGGCCATCCTGAATTAGCCTTGCCGGATATTGCTGATACGGTGCATTGGTGGTAAAGGCGATATCATCCGGGAAGCCCAATGTCTGCCGGTTGCGCTGGGTGAGCGGCAGCTTGAACTGGTTACTGGTGTTGCCTTGTTGATTCTGCACCTCTGCCAGGTTATTGATCTGAAAGGTGAGGGCGATGGGACTGTCATCGTTCAGGTCGACGAGCTGATCGGAGATGTATAATTGGAGTTGGTTCATGGGTGGTCATTAGTCATTGGTCATTAGTCAATGGTAAATAAGTGGTCAATATTCAATTAGTAGCTTATCGGCTTTGATCAATTATTCGCCACTCACCAAAATCATTGCGTCTGAATATTAATCGAAGGCATATTAAACGTAATACTGAAAGGTGCCTGTCCGTTCATGGTTTCGTATTCACTGTAGGTGGCGGTGTTGATGACGATGGTTTGCCATTTTACCGGGTTCTTGTTCACCAGCATCTGCACTTTGGGCGAGTATTTGATGGATTGTAATCCTTTGATGTCATTGACAGACAGATCTTCTGTCATTACCTTCATCTTTTGCCCGGCGTCTTTGGATATCACTTCCTCAATGCCTTCCTGGTTTTCCCAGTCGGACACAAAGTTTTTGATGATGGTGGCATTTTGCACATCGAGTGAAACTTCCTGGTTGTAAACGAAGCGATAGTATTCCCAGCTACCGCTTAAGCCTATCCAGCGCAAGTAAACCGAACGTTCGTCAACGGCATCGTCAATTCGGATGGTTTGGGTTTGGGTGATTGCGTGACGTGTTCCGCTTTCATCATTGTACTTTAAGGTTAGGGTGATGTAATGCGCTTCATCCGGGAAGCTTTCATTTATTAATAACCTGTTTAATCCCAATTGTACCGGAATCGGCGTAGTAGAAATAGTTTGGCCTGATATGATGAGTTTGCTACTGTCCTGGTTTAAAAGCCATGAACCATCTTCGTTCAGCAGAAAGTTGGCCTGTGCATCGCCGGGTAGCGGATTGCGGTTAATGTCGAGCTGGGTTAACTCGCAATAAATGTTCAGGCCCAGCAGGTTTTCGCTATAGATAAAACCAATATCAAAAGGATAGCCGTTGGAGTACGCAGGCTCGTCGAAATCTGTAACCCACTTTGCCAATTGCGAATTGTTACTTACTGATGCAAAGGGCACATATTCAGCCAAATTGCCGCCATATTTGCTACGCAGCTGTTTGGCCGAATAGACCACATAATAAGGATCGGCGATTGGTATATATGGCGAGGTGTAACCAACAGGCGTACCATCGTCCCAACTTTCGGCATATTGAATTTGGTAGCTCGCGCTCAAGTTGTCGTCGCGGAAGTTTGGTTGGGCAAAGCTGCTTTCATCTTTGGCACGCAGCAGGCTTTGCAGGAAGTTGGAGAAATCGGCACGGGTAATGCCTTTTGCGTTCGGCCTGTTGGTAGCAGTGATGGTTTGCTGCTGACCGCTGAGCTTATCCTGGTAAGTGATCTGTGTAAGTACTTTATAATATGGCCGCAGACTGTTGATGTTGACATATCCGCCCGAAGATGACGGGATATAAGGCGCATCGATCACCAGGGAATTGTATTGCGCCTGGTAAACCGGGTAAACGCCATTGTATGCCCCCGCGCTGATGTAGATCATTTCGTCCGGCTTTATGCTGATGACCGTCGCATTAATATTGAGCTGCGGCTTTTGTGTTTGGTTATCCCGCGTGATGCTGGTCACCTCGAAATCTTTACGCTGATAAGTGAAGACGATAGGATTAAATGCCGCATTCCAGCGCGAGATATTGCCGCCGCCTAAGTCGACGGATGGATCACCGATCAGCAAGTTACGAACGGTAAGCAGGGTAAATTGCTTAACCGCAGTGCAATTATTGGCATCGCGAATGTAAGCAGTGTGGGAACCGCTGGTTAACCCGGTAAAAGTATGGGACGATTGATAATTGCCGGCATCCAAACTGTACTGGATTGGCCCATAGCTGGATGATGCATTGATGGTGATCTGTCCATCAGCTGCGCCGGGTGCTGATTCTTTTCTATCAGTAACAACTGCATCGATGACAGCATCGCACACGGCAGGGTTCGGGCTTGGCGTGCCTGCGGCAGAATCGACCACGGTAAAATTACGAATGTCGACTATCATACCGTCCGAAGCCTGCTTGCGACTCAGGATGCCGCTGTAGATCAAGAGGCTTTGACCCGGAACGATGAAGCCGTGATTGTTGGTATTACCGGTATCGTAAAATGCAACAGTAACGGCCATATTGTTACCATTGGCGGGATTGTTGTTCTCGTCGGTAATAATGATATAGACATCGCCATTGGTATAGACGATGCCATTATCGGTGGTGCTCACCTGGTTGGTGATCTGGATTTGGGGAAATAAAGACATGGTTGATTAGGTTGATTAGGTTAAGTGGTTGATTGAGTTGTATTGATTGTAGTGGTTGTAGAGGTTATCGACGTTATAAAGGTTGTAGTAGTTGAATAGATCGGCTATTGACTTTGGTGTTAAAATTCAACTTAATCTAACTCAATCAACCAACTCAGCGACGATACCGTCAATCAGCGGATCAAGTCGCAGATTAATATTGGCTTCACTCAGTGGTTCGGACAGGATGCCTGGAGTGCCGGGGCAGCCGTTTTGGTCGATTGATTTTTTGATAGCCCAGGCGGCTTTGTCGGGGATGCCTTTGGCCTGGCACCATTGGTTGATGCGGTCGATCATGGGCGGACTGCCGGACATTGGTCCCGACTGGTAGGGCCGCGACCTGTTTCCAGTATTTGCAGGTAGCCCGGTAGTTGCAATTGACCGCTATCGCCATCAGTTTCGATTACGATTTGCTGCCCGGTTTGCCCGGTGGCGTATTTTCCATTTGATTGCATTGAATGGATTAGGTCGGATTTGAGGGATTCTAAAAAAGAGGTTAAATGGTCATTAGTCATTGAGGGTTGGTGGGTGTGGGATAGCATGTCGCAGATTTGACTCACCCGGTCATTGCTTCGCTCGACCACCCTCTCTATGCTGCGCATAAAGAGGGGTTTTAATTCTTTTTCTTACCCTCTTTCCACAAAGTGGAGAGAGGGTCGAACAGCGCAGCGCATTCGGGGTGAGTCTACGCGGATTAATAATTTTCGAAATACATCGCAGCCAACGTGATTGTCAAGCTAACCCCCGTTGAGTTAACGTCGAATTTATTATAAACGGGCAGGCATTTGGCTTTGTCGCCGGCTTTGATGCGGAAATAGCGACCGTCGCCTTCGCGGTATTTGGAGGCTTTGACGATGAATTCGTTCGCCATCCGGAGTGCCTGGTTCACATAATCTTCGTTTCCTGATGTGTATTGATCGAACTCGGTTTTGTAAAGAAACTCGAGATAGAGTGGGAATTTATTGTCTACCGAGCCATTCACCTGCGGCGAAAGGTCAATGGGCTGCAGAGGGTACAGGAACACGCACGGAAACGAGGCGTCATCCGCAAGCTGATTGATCTCATTAACGGTTCCGTAAATAAAAGTGGGTTGCTCGGTAAGCGATTGAGTGATCGCTTCGATTTGATCTCTGATTGGCATGAGGTTGGTTTATTGGTCATTGATCATTAGTTCATTGGTGTTGTCTGTGTCGGAATTTTAAAGAAAAACGTCATTGCGATGAACGGCCCGAGCGGTGAAGAAGCAATCGCACGCTATACAGAGCGAATAGGAAGTTTAGAACCCCTTTCTGGTTTAAGAGTTCAGCGCTCTTAAACCAGAAAAAGTGGTAACTTCGGCTAAGCTTTATCGGAATGAAAGGACCTTTCTTTTGGACACCATGGAGAATCAGTATTGTTATATTTCTGTTTTCTATTCTCGTATTATGGGTGTTTTATGAGTTTTTTAGTCACGTTGGGTGTTGTTAAAAATGCCTCAATCGTAACTCGTAATTCTAAAATCGTAAATCACCTCTGCGCATTCAATAATTCCTGGTAGCGCCGCTGATATTCTGCTTCGGTCTTATTTAAAAGTAGTTTGGTTAGCACCCGGTCGTAGGGGAGGGCGAGGATTTCGACCCATTTGGTGACGTCGCCGCCGGCGAGGGAATTGACGGTGTTTATGTATTTAAATTTTTCAAACGCCGCAACACCTGCCTTCTTCTCCAATACAGATGCAGGCGCTGAAAGAACCCGATCTTCTGTTTCAATAAGTCGGGATAACAGGAAAAAAAATGTTTGGCTATGGGTAGTGCCTCCGTTACCCTTAATTTTTTCACTTCTTCGTTGAATTCCTCGGCTTCGTATTCATCGTATCTTTTGCCAGTTGCCCTGCAAAAAAAGTATTGGGCCAACACGTTGCAGCAGGCTTTAAGCGATGGCTGAAAATGTTCCTGCCAGTTTTCTTCGCCGTACAGGCAGATGTGGTAGTTGATCTCGTCGGCAATGATATCGCGCGCGGCTAAAAAAGCGCCGGCAGGTTCAACCGACAAATTATGGATCACCTTAACGTCCACCTTGCGCTTGCCCAGTATAAAGGTGACGCTATTCGGAACTGTCTCGTTGTTATACAGGTATTTGATCTGGTTGGCCAGCGATTCTACATATTCGCCGAAGATGCTGAAGTCGTCAAAATTAATGACGTTGTTGAGTTCTTCTTTCGGAATGCCTGAGAGAATGCTGATGGCATCCAGGTCGTTCAGGTAATGTTTTTCCTGCATCCCGATCATTTGACCGAGCGTGATCTCGTTAAGGATAGTAGGTATGCGCACCCTTAAGCTACCATCGATTGTCTTTAATGTTTTTTCGATCATAGATTAATCAAATTTGAGAGCGGCGCCTACGAGTTTGTTTCCTTATAGGGAAGTTTGCTTTTGGGCATAGCTAATTTACTGATTTTTAATTTATTTAATGCAATATATCTCAGCGGATCGATCAGGTGATTAAAACGGTCAACTGGTTCATTTATCGTTTTACCTGAACGATCCATCCGCCATTTGTATCGACTCAATTCTTCACGCAGATTGATACTGTTCCTGGTGACGTTGAGCCTGTAACGTTTTAGAATATCGATGGAGTTCTTAACGCTGTCCGCACCTTTTTTTACGCTGGTCATATACCAACCTAAACGTTTAAGCTCTTCAATTGATTTAGGTTCGGCGCTATCAGCAATTATTTCGGTTCGTTTGCTGATTCCAAGGCCGGTTAGCTTTTCTGATATATCCAGGTTGGTTAAGCCGGTTTCGTATATCAGCTCGTTTATCCATAGCTCACCGTTGTAACGGTACACCTCGATGCAGCCGGTTTCATCGTTGGTAAAGCCAAAATCAAGCCCCAGTGCCAGCAGGTTTGCGTCCTTAGGAATGGTGTCGCATAGTTTCCAATTAGTAAGGACGAGGCCGTTGACCTTTCCGGTAAGTCCGCGTGCATACACTTTCCATTGTTCTTCATCCACCTGCCGGAGCGATTCGATCTTATTGTGCGTACCATCATCAAGGAATGGATTATGGCGATGGTCGGATATAATAAGCTTCACATCGCCTCGCCCAATTAAATTGTCATGTACCCAAAAAGCTGCGTTAGGGTTATAGTCGATATAGATCCGTTTTCGCGTTCGCAAAGCCAGTTCACTGTAGATCTGCCAGTCTATGCCATTCGCCTCGTTTATAAATAAATAATCTCTTTTTCCTGACTTCGCATCCTGTGCATCTGAATAACTTTTGAATTCTACGATGCTGCTGTTATTAAACAAAAAAACACGGTCGGACTTTGTATAAGATTTGACGCTTGCCCTTATCTGTTCGGAATCATTATACATTTTCAGGGCATCACGCAGGGCACCGGCTTTTAGGTTTGGAATGTCTTGCCCGACAACGGTGATTACCTGTTTCGATTGTTTACAGGCAATCCTAAAAAGCACCTGCATAATGGCGTAAGTTTTGCCCGAACTGGTTCCGCCCTGGTTGACCACAATCGGTGCCGTGGCCTCATGATTTGCAGGGAAAAGTACAGAGGTTTGTTGCTTTGCCGGCATTTGAGTTATAGTAATGTGTTGGTAATTTTATTTTTATAGTGCAACATCCCCTTCAGAAAAGGCGAGTGGTGGCCCTGAACGGATGAGCTCGGTTTTGAGGTCTATATTTGTGGCCCCGGACGGTCTGTTATTGTAGCGATCATTCCATCCCAGGCCTTTTAACGCAAAAATGGCACCTGAAGACGGCCCGTTAAGCAGCTTTTTTTCATATTCGGCCATGATACGTAGACGAGCGCGTTGAAGTAATCCGGAGTATTTGCCCTTAGCTTCGTGTAGCTCCATCTGCGTAAGGTTACTAAAACCCAGGTGAAAAGCTAATCCGGCAATAGTAGGAGGTTCAGGTTCACGATCATAAACCTTTACATCCTTTAATTCGCCTTTGACTTCCTTTTGTTCGATAGGATATTCGCCTTCAATCCATTTGAAATAACACGTGATAAGGCTGTCCAGCTCTTCAGCTGAAGTAAATTTTTTCTTAGTCTTTTTCAT